GGCATTAGCCCCCTGTTGTTTTCTAGGGTTAAAATTATATCAACTGACCTAGCAGACTTATTAGAGATGATATAATGTATGTGCTAATACACAAGGAGAATTAAATGGGTACTACTACCTTTTCAGGTCCTCTTAAAGCAGGGCCAACCAAAGACACTACAGGAACCACTTTAGGAACGGATGTAAAAAACACAGGTTTTGTAATAATGGCTCAATCAGCTAGAGTAGATGTTGTAGGTGCTACTGCAACAACAACAGTTGCTACTTTGCCCCCAGGTGCTCAAGTTACTAATGTGAGTTTAAATATTTTTGAAGCAGCAGGTGCTTCTGCTGGAGCTGCAATGACTATTGGAACTTCTACAGGAGATGCTACTTTCTTAGCAAGTACAAGTCTTACTTCTATAACCAATGTTAGAAGTTCTGCCATGTCAACAGCTTCTATTAACGTAGGAACTGGCGGTGTTCAGGTGTTTGCTACATATTTCCCTGCTTCTGCTGCTACTGTTGATCTTTTAGGAGATGCTGTAGCTACGGTTGAATATATGCAACCTGTATCTGCTGGTGGTTTTTACACTATTTAAGGGGAATTTATAATGAGCTTTGCTAGTGACGTAAAAGCCTATACCTTGCCCGTAGGAACTGCTCAAGCTACTGCTATAACAGGTAGAACCAGATTACAGGGTTTGTACTATGTTCATGGCAATAGTGCTGGAGCTACTTTAACTTTTAGCGATGGAACCAGTGCAGGTGCTACAACTAGGTATACAATAGCTTCGCCTGGAGCAAGTGCTGCGGAAGACCTAACTATTCCTGATAATGGAATTTTATTTAAAAATGGTATTCACTTAGCTAATAGTAGTACCGCTGAAATTACAAGCGTTACGTTTTACTATGTTGGCGGTGGCACTTCTTGATGTAGATTATGCCTTCTAAATCAAAAGGGATGGGCATTAAAACTTCTGTAAAGTCTGGCAATTTTCGCAAGACTAAATCAGGGGCTGGAATGACTAAGAAAGGGGTGGCTGCTTATCGTAAAGCCAACCCTGGTTCTAAATTAAAAACAGCCGTTACAGGCAAGGTTAAACCTGGTTCTAAAGATGCTAAAAGACGTAAATCATTTTGTGCTAGATCCGCTGGTCAGATGAAAAAATTCCCTAAAGCAGCTAAAAACCCAAATAGCCGTTTAAGACAAGCTAGAAAAAGGTGGAAATGCTAATGGAAAAAGAAGATATACAACGAATCTTTGGCGGTGACATTAAAAGCGAGGTAGCTGTTCAAGCTAATGAGATTAACCATATTCAAAAAGACATGGACGAGATGAAAGCCGACATAGAAGAGATTAAAAAATCTCTTAGTGATATACACAAAGTTTTATCTGAAGCTAAAGGCGGTTGGAGAACTTTAATGTGGGTAGCAGGTGCTAGTAGTGCCGTGACTGCTTTTTTAATAATGATATATCAATCTTTTGGGGGTAAATAGTATGGCTATCAAAAAGTCTAAATCCAAAAGCAAGAGCCCAAGACCAACAAATCCTTCTTTATATGCTCGTGTAAAAGCTGAAGCAAAGCGTAAATTTAAAGTATATCCATCGGCTTATGCTAACGCTTGGTTGGTTAGAACCTACAAAAAGCGTGGTGGAGGTTACGCATAATGTCTTTAAAAGAGTGGTTTGGTAAAGGCTCTAAAGGAGATTGGGTAGATATTGGTGCTCCTAAGAAAAAGGGAAAGTATCAGGCTTGCGGAAGAAAGTCTGCAACAAAAAGCAAAAGGGCTTATCCTAAGTGTGTACCAAGAGCAAAAGCAGCTACTATGACTAAAGGACAAATTAAGTCTGCGGTTAAAAGAAAAAGAAGTGCAGGTAATCCAGGTGGAAAACCCACCAATGTTAAAACTATTTTGAAAAAAACAAGGAGAAAATAATGGCTGGTAGAGGAATGGGAATAGCTACTAAAGGTGGCGGTGCAGTTACAAGTGGTCCTAGAAACAAAAAATTAACAAGCACTCAAGACACAACAGGCATACCTATGTATAAAAAAGGTGGTGCGGTTAAGAAAGAAATGATGTCAAAAGGTGGTGCTGTTAAAATGATGACTAAGGGCGGTTCTGTCAAAAAAATGATGGGTGGCGGCATGATGACTAAAGGAGCTCCTGTTAAAAGAATGACCAAAGGTGGGAAAGTTATGGCTAGGAAGCCTTAATGGCTTATCTTATAAGTAACATTCCTTACACGAAAGTTTGGATTAGAAAAGAGTTTACACATGGGCATCAAAAGTATCACGGGGAGTTTGTTCACGGATTGGCAGTGGCTGTTACAACGATGCCAGACCGATGTCTTAGCTTCCAAATCATCTTTACAGGGTGTGAAACTGATGGAACCGAAGAAGAAAATGTTCACGGAGGAGCAATGTGGGCTCGTATGCCAATCACAGGACTTTGTGGGGACATCCCAATGGATGGTTTTTCGGAAAGGATGGAAACCCACCTCGCACAACCGTGGGATTGTCCGTCACACCACCACTCCATTGTATCACTCGAAAGGTGTAAACCAAGCCCTTGGCTTGCAAAAATCGCAGGAGAGTTTCACACAGCGAGATATCTCTTCACTGTGGACTACACCGAAAGCGAAATCGCAGACTGTCCTGCACAACACAAACAAAGTCACGTTATGGTGTTAACAGACGGACAATGGCAAGGCAATATGGTTGCGTTGCCTAATAACAGAGTAAGGGTTACTTCTCCTGCTTTGTGGGCTACTGGTGAAGGAGCCCCTGACTTTAGACCAAGTCAATATCTTCATTGTGCAGAGCAAGATGATAGTTATATGGATCCTGAAGAAACCTTTGATAACCTGTATAATGACGATAAACCTGAACAATAATTGGAGCTAAAATGGCTATTACAAAAAACAAAAAACCAATACCTAAAGGAAAGTTAGGAGAAGGTTTAAGAAAACTAAAGAAAAAAGCCCCTATTGTAGTAGCTAAAATGGGCTACAAGAAAAAAGGCGGTGTGGTAAGAAGAGCTAGTGGTTCTCCTTCTAGTGGAGAAAGTAAAAAAGAATACAACACCGAAGGCTTGTACTCTGACACTCCTAGTGGTAGAAAATTAAAAAGAATAGATAAAAAAGTAACTGAGTTTTTAAAAGAAAATGCTCCTGTTTTATACGAGGCTAGAGAAAAAATATTTAGAGAGCCAGATATAAAAGAATACAAAAAAAAAGGGCAAATGTTTAAACCAAAAAGAAAATAAAAAATGGCTACCTCTGCATCCACTAGTTTTGATTTATCGATTGATGATATCGTAGAAGAAGCATACGAGAGATGCGGTATGCGTGCTACTTCGGGATATCAGTTAACTTCGGCTAGGCGATCTTTAAATATTTTATTTTTAGATTGGGCAAATCGTGGACTAAATCTTTGGACAATTGAACAAGCTAGTGAATCTTTAACTAGTAATACAGGTAGCTTTACTTTAGGGACAGACACAGTTAATGTTTTATCGGCTGTGATTAGAGATTCTTCTACTGGAACAAACACGGACATCACTATTGAAAGAATTAGTAGGGAAGAATATTTAAATGTTCCGGACAAATCAACACAAGCAAGACCCTCTCAGTTTTATGTAGAAAGAACAAACACACCTACTGTTTACTTGTATCCGTCTACAGATAAAGCTTACACATTTGTGTATTATCGTATTCGCAGAATACAAGACGCAGGTGATTATACAAACACAGCAGATGTTAACTTTAGGTTTTTACCTTGTATAGTTTCGGGTTTAGCGTATCAGCTTTCTTTAAAGTTTGCTCCAGATAGGGTAACAACTTTAAAGGCTATTTATGAAGAAGATTTTGCAAGAGCTGCGTCAGAAGACAGAGATACTGCAAGTGTTTCCTTTGTCCCAGATTTGGGGTCATAGCAATGGCTTACGCTTCTGGTAAGTATTCTTACGGTTTATGCGATTACTGTGGCAGACGATATCCTTATCAGGAACTAAAGAAAAACTGGAAAGGGTTTAAGGTTTGTCCACAAGACTATGAGGTTAAAGAGCCTCAATTAGAGCCTTTAAATGTTAAAGCTGATCCAGTTGCGTTAAGACAACCTAGACCAGACAGAAACGAACCTCTTACGGTTTTTGTTGGAGCACCTGGTGATTCTGCTTTTGCTTCTAACGGTATGCAACCTGCTAATCTTGCTGAGAATTTTTCTGGACAAGCTCAACTTGGAAGGGTAACGGTGACAACAACATGACTTATGATGAACTAGTTAATAATCTTAGAAATTACACTGAAATTGATAGTAATGTTTTTACAGATTCAGTTATAAACACTTTCATAACCTTTGCTGAAAATAAGATACTCAGAGCAATAGACTTAGATATTTTTAAAAAGGAAGTCACAGCGAATATGAGTAACGGTAATCGCTTTTTAACTGCTCCTACCGACATACTTACCCATCGCTATGTAATTATTACCTCTCCAACTACTTCTGAACAAGAGTTTTTAGAACATAGAGAAACTTCTTTCTTAAAAGAATATTGGAAAAACTTTAATAATACAGGATCTCCTAAATACTATTCTGTGTTTGACTCTAACACTTTTTACATAGCACCTACCCCTAACAATAACTTTTTGACTCAATTAGGGTATATAGCTCGTCCTACTCAGTTATCAGCTTCTAACCCTACTACTTGGATTAGTAAAAATGCTCCAGAAGCATTGTTTTACGCAGTTTTGATACAGGCGTATAGTTACACAAAAGGACCTCTTGATATGCTTCAATTTTTTGAAAAGAGTTACGCTGAAGCTTTACAGGGTCTTGGAGTAGAGCAACAAGGTAGACGTAGAAGAGATGAGTATAGGGATGGAGAGCTCAGAACCAAACTCAAGGCAGAGTCCCCAGGTCCATGAGCACTGTACCTAATTTAACGGGTAAAAAAGTAGCTATAGTGGCTATGGGAAAAAGTCACGATCAATACATTTATTCTCAACTGTTTTCATACTCCGTAGATGAAGTGTGGGCAATTAACGCAATGTCTGGAATTATCTTTCACGACAGGGTGTTTATGATGGATCCTGCGAGTAGGTTTTTAGACACGGACGATGCTGGTTCTCAAACAGGTATTATGAAAAGCATTTTATTAGGAGAACATGAAGTTCCTATTTACACCTGTGAGTTAGATGAAAGGTGTAAAGGATTGGTTGAATACCCTTTAGAAGAGGTTATAAACTCTATAAAAAGCACTTACTTAAATAACACCGCAGCTTATGCTGTAGCCTTTGCTTATGCAGCTAATGTTTCTGAATTATATTTATATGGCTTGGATTATTCGTATACAAACTTTTCTCATTTTGCAGAATCAGGTAGAGCCTGTACGGAACACTTATTAGCTAAATGTTCTAATAAAGGCATGAAAGTAGTAATTTCAGGCACTTCTTCACTGCTTGATAACAACGTTAGCGAAGAGAAAAAACTGTATGGGTATCATAGATTAAAAGACCCAATGGTAATGAAGAACGAACATGGTGTGTTTAAAAAGTACAAATATTCTGAAATTAAAGATAAAATAGAAAAACCTAACATTAATAACCCTGTGGAGCCATATAAGATATAATGTTAACTTTAAAATCAGGGGATGTAATTAATCCCATAGTAAAAACAAGCAACTTTGGTGGCTTGCCAATGGAAGATTTAGCTGATCTTTGCGTAGCAGAAATTTTATCTATTTCGGAGTCATCACCTCCAGCTATAAAAGAACAAGCTAAGTTTTTTCAAGATAAATTAAGAGCAAAAATACTTGTTTATTTAAAAAAAGCTGCTAAGTCTCAAAAGGATACTTGTATCCAAACTATTTTAAATGGGGGGCATCCAGACGCAGCAGACCTTTTAAGGAGAATTTAATATGTCTTTTAGTGGCAGTTTTATGTGTACTTCGTTTAAGAAAGAACTTTTGACGGGAACACACAACTTTGGAACCTCTGGTAATACTTTTAGATTAGCTTTATACAGTAGTGGGGCTACTTTAAACGCTACTACTACGGCTTATTCAACTTCTTTTGAGGTTAGTGCTTCAGGAACTTATTCAGCAGGTGGAGCAGCTTTAACTAACGGGGGAACAGTAGGACAACCCTCTGCGGTTGGAACTACTGCCTTTACCGATTTTTCTGATGTTTCGTTCACTACAGCAACCATAGAAGCTAGGGGTGCTTTAATTTATAACGATACTGCAACGGGAAATCCATCAGTAGCTGTTTTAGACTTTGGTGCAGATAAGTCTTCTACGGCTGGAACTTTCAGTATTTTATTTCCGACACCCACTGCAACGGGTGCGATTATTAGAATTGCTTAATAGGAGAACAAAATGGCTCTTATTCAAGCAGATAGAGTTCGAGAAACTTCTTCTACCACAGGTTCTGCTGGTTTTACCTTAGTAGGAGCGGTTGATGGCTTTCAAAGATTTTCAGCAGCTATTGGTAGTGCAAACACTTGTTATTATGCAGCAACAGATGGGTCTGCTTTTGAGGTAGGTTTAGGAACTGTTTCTGCTAATACTTTAGCTAGAACAACAATTTTTGATTCTAGTCACACCTCCTCTGGAACTATTCATAGAGTAAATTTTCAGTCAGGAACAAAAGATATATTTGCTACTTATGTAGCTGACAAATCTGTTATTTTAGACACAGACGGAGATTTAACTTTAGGCACCACAGCAGACATAAGCACATTAGGCAATGTTTCAGTTGCTAAAACACTTACAATAACCTCTGGTATATCAGGAGCTTCTACTTTAAACATAAAAGGTGTTGTTTCTGCTGGTTCTACACTAGGTGTTAAAGGCAATGTTTCCTCTGAAGGTACATTAAGTGTTATCGGTGCTGTTTCTGTCGGAGCTACGTTAGGTGTAACTAATAATGCTTCTATCACGGGCACTTTTACTTTTGCTACAGCAAGTAGCACAGGTAATTTAGATGTAGCCAAGAATTTTAGTGTAATTGAAAATGTCTCTGTCGGAGGCACTTTAGGTGTAAAGAGTAATGCTTCTATTACAGGCACTTTAGCTGTAACTGATGAATTCAACTTTGCTACAGCAAATAGCACAGGTAATTTAGGGGTTGTTGGAAATGCCTCCATTGGAGGAACTCTTTTGGTAGATGGTAATTCGTTTACTTTTAATACAGCATCTACGAGCGGTACGTTAACTGTTGGGGATAATTTCTCTGCTAAATCTACTTCAAGATTTGGTGATGAAGCGATCTTTGACAGTGTTGTTTCTGTAGGAGGCACGTTTCATATTCAAGGTAACGCCTCTGCACAAGGAACATTAAATGTTAAAGGTGCTGTAACTGTTGCGGCTACTGTCGAAGGCACAGCGTTAACTGATGGTGATGGTAATTTAAGAGATATCCCTAAATCGAGAACATTTGCAGATACAACAGTTTCTGCTGCTCAAACCGATACAGGTAACTTTATATTTTTAACCTCTTCTGATCAAACAGTTGTAATTCCAACAGCATCTGGAACGTTTGATACTGGAGATATATTTAGTGTGGTTTGTGCAGGAGCATCGGCAACTATTTCTTCAAATATTACTTCAATGTTTAAAGTTGGAGAGGCTGCATCAACTGCAACAATAACTTTAGGTGCAAATAAAATAGCATCAGTTTTATTTGTTTCGGCTCAACACGCATACGTCACAGGAACTTAAATTATGACGGGAGTACATCAACTTTTAATGACTAACTTTACTGTTGATGCTGGTGGTAGTGCAGCAACAGAAATTGAGATTTTTGTTTTAGCAGGGGGAGCAGGAGGTGGAGGTGGGAACACAGGAGGTGGAGCAGGTGCAGGAGGACTAAGAATGTTTACTGCGGCGGCTACTTTAACATTAACTGCAAGCACAACTTATTCTATTGGTGTAGGTGCAGGTGGTGCTATTACAAATTTTGGAAACACAGGCGGCAACGGATTTAATTCTTTCTTCTCTTCATCAGGGGTGCATATTGTAGCAACTGGCGGTGGAGGAGGTGGAAATGCAGGAAATACTGGTGGAGGTGGCGGAGATGCTCCAAACACAGGTGGTTCTGGAGGTGGTGCTTCTGCTGATGGTTCTTCTCCAGTTGGCACAGGTGCTTCTGGAAATGCAGGTGGAAGTTTAAATGGAATTCCAGAGGGATTTGCAGGTGGTAATGGATTAGATGGCATTAGTAATCGCACAGTTGCAGGAGGTGGTGGAGGTGCTTCAGCAGCAGGTGCTGCGGCTTCTAACTCCCCTAATCCAGCTACAGGTGGGGCTGGAGGGGCAGGAAAAACTGAAACGATAACAGGTTTAGATTTAGAAATAGGCGGTGGTGGTGGTGGTGGAACTGATTGTCATTCTGGTGGTAATGCTAATTCCCGTGGAGGAACAGCAACTCATGGCGGTGGTAGAGGAGCAACAAATACCCCTTCAAAAATTGTTGGTGAAGCTGGAACAGTTAATACGGGAGGTGGTGGAGGCGGAGCGGCAGGGGATGTAAATAACGCAGATTTAAACGGTAGAGGCATGGCAGGTGGCTCTGGTTTAATAGGAATTGCTTATCCAAGTAGTTTTGCCGACATTACTTCTATTGGGGCAGGCTTAACTGTTGATAAGTCAGCAGATACTACTTTACGAACAGGTTATAAAGTTTATACGTTTACTGCTGGTAGTGGCGATATAGAATTTTAAGGAGAAAGAAAATTGGCACACTATGCAATTTTAGATTCCAATAAGGTTGTTATTCATGTAATAACAGGAAAAGATGAAAACAACACCGATTATGAACGAGATGGCAAATCATCTTGGGAAGAATGGTATCGTGATTATTTTAATGCTGCGGATTGTAAAAGAACAAGCTATAACACTCATGCTAATACTCATAGATTGGGTGGTACTCCGTTTCGTAAAAATTATGCGGGTGTAGGTTATGTCTATGATTCTAGTAGAGATGCTTTTATTGAGTCTAAACCTTTTACAAGTTGGATATTAGATGAGAATACTTGTATTTGGAAAGCTCCCATTGCATACCCTAGTGATGGTAAACAATACAATTGGAGTGAAGACACAACTTCGTGGGTAGAAGTTGTAGGATATGGTGAGTGAGCAATGGATCCCCTCACACTTTTAGCAGCAGCAAATACTGCTTTTACAGTAGTAAAAAAGGTTGCTAAAGCAGCGGATGAAGCTGATGCAGTATATCAATCCTTGTCTAAATGGGCAGGACATATTAGTGATTTGCAAGAATGGATGTCACAGGAGGAAGCTAAACCTTCTATCTTTAAAAAAATTGTATATAGTAAGTCAGAGACAGCAGCAGCTTTTGATACATTAGTAGCCAAAAGAAAAATTGAAGAGCAGGAACGTGAGATAAAAAGTATGTTTTATGTTGGGGCCTTAAATCATCTTGGCATTTCTGGGTATAAAGAATTTATTAGGCAAAGACGCTTAATAAAAGAAAAACGTAAGCGTGAGGTGTACGATCAATTACGCAGACGTAAAGCGTTCTTTTATAATACAATGATGGGGGGAGCTATAACCATCGTAGTAACTTTATTAATAAGTATGATTTATTTTTTAATAGATATGATTAAGGAAGCGAGTGGCTAATGCTTATTGTGATGGTTACTACTTTATTACTTGTTATATCTCCAAAAAGAGATGAGTTTTATTGTAGGTTAAGTTGGTTTGATAAAGGGAGGTGTATTTATCAATGTCAAAATGGCTACGAAAGGTTTACTTGGGTTGTAAATGAAACAAAGGATGGTTGTAAGTTAATGAAAAGATTTTACAAAGCATAGAGGAACTAGCTAATGTTAAATTTAATTGGAAGTTTGCTACCAGTTGGTGAAAAGTTAATTGATAAATTAATTCCAGACCCTCAGGCAAAACAAAAGGCTTTAAAAGAATTAAAACAAATGGAGCAGTCAGGTGAACTAGCAAGACTATCGGCTGATCATGCAAATACTGCAAGTGCCAGAGAGCGAGAAATGAAAATCGCTAATTCAGAATTTGCTCCAATGGTAAATAAAATCATCGTACCGTGCCTAGCCATACTAATTGTATTTTTAACATTTGGCATGATGTCGGCAATCTTATTTATGGACATTGAATCTGGTAAAAATTACGAAATATCCCTATATATTTTAGGGTTATTATCAGGAGCCTTAATGAGTTGCATAAACTACTACTTTGGCTCTAGCACTGGCTCTAAGGAGAAAAGTAAAGAGTTACAGGAAATTATGGAAAAGAAAGAACCTAAACTATGAGTGTAGATTGGGGTAATTCTAAATACTTTAAAGCTAGTGAGTTCACTTGTAGTCACACAGGCACAGAGAAGATGGATCAAAACTTTATAAACAAATTAAATAATTTGCGAGAAATATATGGTAAGCCTATGACAGTTAGTTCTGGGTATAGAGATTCAACACATCCAGTAGAAGCAATTAAGAAAGATCCTACTTCTGGGGCCCATGTTTCAGGTAAAGCTGCTGACATATTAATTGAACGAAAAAATGCTTATGAACTTTTATCTTTAGCTTTTGATGTTGGATTTACAGGAATAGGAGTTAATCAGAAAGGCGGGGCAAGGTTCTTGCACCTAGATACCATTGAAGGTTCTCCTGCAAGACCTCGCCCAACCATCTGGAGTTATTAAATGTATGGTATAGCCAGTTTTTCAGAAACACCATACGCTAGTTTTGTTGAGCCTTTACCTACGCTTGTAATACCTGACGGGGTTGCAGGTACTCTTGGGTTAGGTACGATTAACCTAGTAACAACTAACAACATCTCTGTTACGGGTGTTAGTGCTACAGGAGGAGTAGGTGTAGCGACAGTTTTACTTAATGCAAACGTAAGTATTACTGCACCTGTTGCAATAAATGGTAAAATTGGCACAGTGCTTCTTTGGGAAACTGTTGATGATGAACAAGATGCTCAATGGATTATTGTTCAAAATTAAGGAATAAGTTATGACGATACAATATACGGGAAATGATTTTAGAATTGGTCTAATTGATGTTGGTACTGAATCTGGAACCTGGGGCGGTGTTACAAACTCTAATTTAGAACAGTTTGTAAAAGTAATTGGCGGTTTTAAACAGATTACTGGTTTATCGGGTACTTCAGGTACTTTAGCAGCTCCAGCAGCTAACACAAGTGATCAAGATTTTAGACATATGTTTTTAGAACTTGCTGGTTCTTCTAGTGGAGCGTTTACATACACTGTTCCTGACTCTGAAAAAATTTATATTATTAAAAATAGTTTAGATCATACGGTAACCGTAAAAGTAAGTGGTCAAACAGGCACTACAATTCCAAAGGACAGAACAGCAATTGTTTATGTCAATGGAACGGATGCTGTGACAGCAATTGATTCTGTACCTAATTTGGCTATTGGAAGTGCTACTATAACCACAGCTTTGGGTGTACCTAGTGGTGGAACAGGTAAAAGCTCTGTTACTGCTGGGAGTATAGTCAAAGGTGCGGGAACAGGTGCTCTTGTTGAAATTGCAGGTACATCAGCAGGTCAGGTTTTAAAATGGAGTGGTAGCACTTGGGAAGCTGGAACGGATTCAGGTGGATCAGGTGGTGGAAGTGTTTCTTTAACGGCTAATGATTCAGCCACAGCAAGTGGGGTTAGTGTGGTATTAGACCCCTCAACAACTACAGGCACAGGAACAATTGGTTTATCAGGAAAAGTAGATGTTTCTGATGTTAAATCAGACTCTGTTTTACCGATTGCAAATGGTGGAACAGGAGCGGATAGTTTAAATGACGCTGGAATAATAAATAATTCTACAACCAGTGCTCAGTCAATTAACAGTGATCTTCAGCTTACGGGCACTACACAAGCTATAAATTTTGGAAGCTCAAGTAATAGGTCAATATTTTCCTCTACTGGGGGATCTGATGGTAGTTTAAAACTTAAAAATGCAGGTGTTGAAGCAATAATAATAACAGCAAGTTCTGGCGGAGGATCTGTAACAATTAGCAGACAATTACGTCCTGCCTCTAATGGAGGTTTAGATATAGGTGAGTCAGGTGCAAGTTTTAGAACTGTTTTTGCCACGGATGGTGTTAACACTTCCTCTGATAGCAGATTAAAAAACAGTATTCAAGAGTCTGATCTAGGGCTTTCGTTTGTTGAGGCTTTAACTCCCAGAAAATATAAATTAAATAAAGGCGAAGCTACTCTTATAAAAGAGGCAAAAGATGGTGAACCAGAAGAATATTCTTATGCCCCTGGTAAAAGGTTTCATTACGGCTTAATCGCACAAGAAGTAGAACAGGTTTTAGACGAGCAAGGGGTTGACAAAAACTTATTTGGAGCTTGGCATTTAGCCGATAAGGATGACCCTAACTCTAATCAATCCTTAAAATACCATGAGTTTATTTCACCTTTAATTAAAGCTGTTCAAGAATTATCTGAAAAAGTGTCAGTTTTAGAGAAAAAAGTAACTGATTTAGGGGGCTAAATGAGCTATTTTAAGCTTAGTTTAAAGCCAGGAATTGACAAGCAAAACACTGAATACGGTGCTGAAGGCGGTTGGATTGACTGCGATAATGTACGTTTTCGGTATGCTTTACCTGAAAAAGTAGGCGGTTGGACAGAGTTTGAAGATTTAACCACAGGTGGTACTTTTTTAATTGGTATGCCTAGTGATTCGCATACTTGGAATGATTTAAACGGAGCCCCTTATTTAGCAATAGGCACAGAGAAAAAGTTATATGTTAACTATGGTGGTGTTTATTATGATATCTCTCCTGAAAGGGCAACTCAGGCGGGTGTTCAGTTTATTACATTTACAGCAGGACCTAGTGTCAAGGTTCAAGATTCTAGTCATGGAGCAGTTGTAGGGGATTTTGTAACTCTTTCTAATGTAGGGTTTGTAGCAGGAAGTGCTGGAATTGACCCTACCGTGTTATCAGGAGAGTTTGAGATAACGGGTGTTTCTTCTACAGATGCTTATACTATTTTAACTACAGGAAGTGCGTCAGCTACTACAACTGTGGCAAAAGGTTCTGCTACTGCGGTTTATCAAATAAATGTGGGTTCTAATTTAAATTATCAAGATTTTGGATGGGGAACAGGTGCTTGGGGTGATGAGGAGTGGGGAGTTCCCAGAACCGCAGGAACAACAGGTGTTAACCTAGAGTCTAGGGTGTGGCAATTTGATAATTTTGGAGAAGATTTACTTTGTCAGTTGTCAAACGGACCTATATTCAGATGGGATACTAGTGAGGGTTTTTCAGGAAATCGTGCAGTTGAGGTAAGTGCTGCACCTACTGCAAGCACTTTTTCTTTAGTCTCTACTCCTGACAGGCATTTAGTAATGCTTGGAACAGAAGCTACAATACGAGATTCTTCTACACAAGACCCTATGTTTGTGCGTTTTTCTAACCAAGAAGATATTACTACTTTTGCAGAAACCGCTACTAACACAGCAGGTGGTCAAAGATTAACGGATGGAAATAGGATTATTTCGGGTATTCGATCTCGTGGACAGATATTAATTTTTACTGATACTTCCTTACATGGTATGCAGTTTATTGGTCCTCCGTTCACGTTTGGTTTTCAACAATTAGGTGCAAATTGTGGGTGTGTAGGACCTCACGCAGCAATTGATGTAAATGGTTTAGCCTTTTGGATGGGTAAAGAAGCCTTTTATGTGTATGACGGAACCGTTAAAAAGCTACCTTGCACGGTTCAAGACTACGTTTTTGATGACATAAATTTACTTAATGCGTTTAAATTTCATGTGGGTTTGAACTCACAATTTAATGAAATAACCTGGTGGTATACAAGTTCAAGTGTGGACTTTGTGGATAGACACGTTGTATATAATTATTTAGAGAATGTTTGGTCTATCGGTAGCTCAATGCCTAGAACAAGTTGGACAGATATTGGTGCTTATAATAAGCCAATTGCTACTGAGTTTTTCCCAAATAGTTCTGCAACATACACAGTAAGCACGATTAACGGTCTTTCAAACGGTAGGTTTTTAGTCTATAACCACGAAGATGGCACAGAGGCTAACGGCTCACCGATAGCAACTAGCTTACAGTCTGGTTATTTTGACATTGGCGATGGTGATGAAATGATGTTTATGTCTAGGTTTGTTCCTGACTTTAAGGATCAATCAGGTAATGTTCAGGTAAATTTATTTTTAAGAGAATATCCTGAAGCCAGTGCTACTAATAGTAGTTTGGATCCGTATATAGTTACACCAGATACTACTAAGATAGATACTAGGGCAAGAGGAAGACAAATCTCTGTTAAAATACAAAGTAGTTCTGCGGAGTCTACTTGGAGATATGGAACTTTACGGGTTGATGTTAAGCCAGATGGTAAACGATGACTAAAATTGTAAATGTTAGGTTACCTAATCCAAGTGCGGAATATGATGCAGAAAAATTTAATCAATTAATACGTTCTTTAGAGCAAATTGTATTACAGTTAAATACTGCTTATACTGTTACTGTATCTGAAGACAAAGATCAGGCTCAAACATGGTTTTTTGGAAAGTAAATGGCTAATCAATACAAAAGATTTACTGCCACGATTTCAACAGCTTCTAGCACTTTGTTAACGGTTCCAAGTGCTACAACGGCAATTGTTAAGTCTGCTCTTGTAAGTAATAGTAATTCAGCCACAGCTACTATAAGTATGAGCGTGTCTTCAACTACTACAAGTTCTGTAAAGGTAGTACCTGCTGAAGCTGTTTTACCCAGTGATTACGAAGATTTGCTCACGAACAAAGGACCAGTTGTGTTAGAGGAATTAGATACTTTAAAATTTGACACTGATCTTACTAGTTCTGACGTTATAATAAGTGTTTTGCTTGTTGACAGAAACTAGTATAATGTTTGAAAACAACACGTTCTTCTATAGCGTGCGACTTATTAAGTCTTTATTTAATCTAAGAGGATGATAATGGAAGAACAAGGGATTATGTCTCTGCCAGAGGGAAGACCACAAATAGACCCCTCCTTATTTGATACAGAGATAAAAAACATAGCCAAAAGCGATCCTAAAGCTTTTAAAAATGATCTTTTAACTAGTTTAGAAGAGATTGATCCACAAGTTGTTGCGGAGTTTAAGGCTGAATTAAGTCAGATGTCTTTGTCTGCCGAAGTGATAGATGCACTTCAAGTGATGGTAGATGAGATACTTGCTTCTCCTGAAAAATACGAAGAGATTAGAGCTAAATATTTAGCTCAAGAAGTACCGGAAGAATTATTACCAGCTATATTCGATCCAACTTTTTTTGGTGGATTAGAACTTGCTCTTAACGAATTAGAAAAAGGTTCTTCTACTTCACCAAACTTAGAAAGTTCTCCTCTTATAGCTTCTCCTATGCCAATGGCAGACGGGGGAATTGCTACGGTTGCACAAGCTATTGCCAGTATGGGTCGCAGAGGCGATACCATGCTTGCTCACATTACTCCAGAAGAAGCGGCTCTTTTACAAAGAATGGGCGGCTCTGGAACAATCAACCCCGCAACTGGTTTACCTGAGTTTTTTCTTAAAAAAATATTTAAATCTGCTAAAAGTGTACTAAAAGGTGTAGGAAAAGCGGTTAACAAACTTGCTAAAAATGATGTTGGAAGAATTGCTTTAACTATTGCTGCAAGTTATTACATGGGACCTGCTGGATTTAACATAGGTGCATCAACCTTTACTGGAGCGACTTTAACGGGAGTTCAAGCTGCTGCGGGTAGTACTTTGGTCAGCTTAGCAGCAGGAGACAGCTTAAAAGATTCTTTAAAAAGCGGTATTACCGCTGGAGTAACCGCAGGATTTGGAGATGCTTTTACTTCTGCTTTGCCTAAAGGAATTACTAATCAATACATACGAAGCGGTATTGGTGGTGCTTTAGCTGGAACAGGAGTAGGACTTGCCCGTGGTCAAAATCTTAAAGATGCTTTAAAGTCAGGTGTGGGAGGAGCAGCTCAAGGTGCTTTAAGAAATTATCTTTTAGGTGATTTTGAGGAAGGAGCCAAAAAACTTCTTCCATTTCCTGAAAGCTTTAGACCAACTGTACCTTCAGAAACCACGTTTGGAGATCCACTAGGTGATTTAGTAAAAGGCACGGGCAAGAGAATTGGTGCTGTTGGGGATTTGTTTAGTATGAAAAAGCAAGATCCTGCACCTATAGATAAAAAAGGTATTGATACAAGACCTGTGTTTAAAAAAACTGAAGATGAAACAATAAATAATTTTGTTGATAAATATGGTGCAAATAAATTTGAGGTGACAAGAATAGTAAACGAGTATAAAGATATTATTGAACAATATGATTCATTAAGAGGAAGTAGAAGTGCTGCTCTATTAGCCCCAGAAGATACGAATCGTGTATCATTGATAGAACAGGAGGCTCTCAGTAATTTTAAAAACAATCTTAGTGGTCCCTTGGCAGAAGCTCTTAAAACAGAGGTCCTTGACCAATTACCTGCACCTATTTCTAAGTTAGATAAAAGATTTGTAGATTCAAATGACCCAAGATTTCGTATCGGACCAGCATCTATAGGGAAGGCAAGCGATAGAACCCTTATTTCTGAAGATGACTCAAATTACAAAGATCCTCTTCAAAGACTTTCTAGTAAGGCACAAGATGTTTTAAAAACAGGTGCAGGGGTTGTTGCAGCTCCTTTTGCTGGAGCAGGTCAGTTTGTTCAAGATATTTATAGTGGTTATACCAGAAATCAACCTTTCCCAGAAGGCTATGCAACCTTTGGTGAAAAAATAGGTAGGAGTGCGGATGTTGCTAGTGAAAAAATAGCAGAATATCTTCCAGGGGATACAAGACGGGCAGTTTTACAAAGAAGAATAGCGGATCGAGCACAGGCTGCTTATGATAATTACGAAAACAGAATAAATAGTGATCCTAGTATTTCGCCCGCTAATAAAGAAAAATTAATAGCAGACGCTAACATTAAAAGAATAAAAGCTCAAGATATGGAGCCAGGCATGGTTAGTATGTACGGACCAGCGGCTCTTGGACTAGGTGCTTTAGCTTATGCAGGTGGAGCTTTTGGAGAAGAGGAAGAGGCTAAAGCAGAGGTTTTTGATCCATATTATACAGGTATGGATTATATACGAGATAATCCACAATTATTTGCAAGAAGGTTTAAATCATACACACCTTACTTATATGCAAAAGGCGGTATAGCACAAGAGTTCCCAAGAAAGACGGGTCCTATTAACGGACCTGGCACAGGAACCTCTGATTCTATTCCTGCAATGTTATCCGATGGTGAATTTGTAATGACGGCAAAAGCTGTTAGAAACATGGGTAATGGTAGCCGAAGAAAAGGTGCTGCTAAAATGTATAAAATGATGAAAGAACTAGAAAAGAGGACTGCTTAAATGTCTGACATAACACAACAAATTATTAGAGAAGCACCAGAGATAGAAGCTAGAAAACTAGCTTTAATGGACGATGCAGCTAGGCTTGCTCAAGATTTTAGTCCATCTTCTATTCCAGGAGAACAAGTTGCAGGACAAACCGCTGGTCAGATAGCTGCAAGAGATGCAGCTTATGGTTTAGGGGTTGGTTCTTTTGCTCCTTATCTAACAGCAGCTACAGGGCTTACTGGAGAAGCAAGAGGAGTGGGACTTGGTGCTTTAGGTCAATATGATCCTAGAATGGCTTATGGATTTATGGACCCATATCAACAAGCAGTTACAGATCAAACTATGAAAGAGTTGGATAGACAAGCACAAATTCAGGCACAAGGGGCCGCAGCTCAAGCTGTTCAAGCAGGTGCTTTTGGAGGGACACGAGAGGGTGTTCAAAGGGCAGAAACTGCAAGAAATTTACAAGATGTAAAAGCAAGGGCATTAGCTGATGCTTATTCAGGAAACTTTCAACAAGCTCAACAAGCCGCTATGAACGCATTTGAGTCTGACAAAGCAAGACAAGCCGGTATTGCTCAATTATTAGGACAAGTTGGTTCGCAATATGGACAACTTGGTCAAGCTGCTCAACAAATGACACAAGGCGATATTAGTTTCTTGAGTAATATTGGTCAGCAACAACAACTTCAAGACCAAGCTGTATTAGATGCGGCAAGAAAAACAGACACCCAACGCTTATATGCACCGTTTGAAATGGCTGGGTTTATGACAGACGTTTACAAAGGTGCTCCTTCTACTCAGATGACAACTGCTCAAAAGTCTAGCGGAGACTCTGCTAGTCCTTTACAAAATCTTGTAGGAACAGTTGGTGGAGTAGCTACTGGAATAGCCGCAGCTAATAAATCAGGAGTATTTGGATAATGAAAAGTAAAGTCTTAGAAAGAAAAATGTTTAAAAACAAAGAGCCTGAAGAGGTTGCAAATCCAGAGGACGTAGGGATTATGCAAGGCTTTATTGAAATGATTTCTTCTGAAGAAATAGATGAAAAAGACGCAGAAGAATATGAAACCAATAGAATGATGGGTAGAACTCCTGACTCTCCTGAAATTATTATGAATAATTTGCGTGGGGACATGAAGTCCGTTGATGCACGAAGAGAAGAACTTGCAGATAAAGTGGGCTATAACGTAGCTATGGAGACACCCGATGAGGTTTTAGCATTGTTGCAAGACAAATTTGCACAAGAAGATCAACAAGGTTTAGCTAGTTTAGCTCCTCAAGGTATGCCACCAGGTATGCCACCAGGTATGCCACCAGGTATGCCACCAGGTATGATGCCCGCTGGGGGACCTCCGATGTTACCTCCTGCCTTACCTCCAGAGGGTATCGCTAATTTGCCCACGCAACAAGGACCAATGCCCGCCCCCATTCCAATGAAAGATGGAGGCATCGTTCAAAATTTTAGGAACGGGTCACTTCCTAGTGGGGTGACCCCTATCGTTCAAAGAAGTAATGGCACTCCTAATAACCCAATAGGGGGAGAAATAAGTTTTGATCGACTTTCAGAACCCATGAACATTTTAGATTTACAAATTGCTCCTAGATATGGTGCTTATAAGAGAGCAATGGGGGATTCGTCAGACGTTACTCAATCTCAAATATTATCTTTACTTTCTGGTAAGTTATTTGATTTTGCTAAATCAGGGGATTTTGCGAAAGAGGCCTCTGGGTTTGTTAAAGGAATTTCTCCTGTTTTAGCTCAAGCAGCAAAAAGAGATGATGCTCTTAAATTAATGGCAATAAAGGCTGCTGAAGACTATAGTTTAGCGGGTGTTAGAGCACAAAACAAAGGTATGTTAACGGGATCAAAAAAAGCAGTGGCTGACAATATTAATGAATGGAATAAAATTAAATCAATGAAGGAGTTAAAAGAATTTAATAAAAGAGTTCCTAGTTTTTTAGTGGGTTTTAAAGATTTATATATTAAGGATGAAACACTCAAAGATAAGTTAACAGGAAAAGAAACTAGGGTAACAACCGATATTCCTGAAGATCATTTGCAACCTTTCTTGAATATGACAGGAGGAAACAGAAAAAAAGCTATAATCGAATATAATAAATTCTTTGGTAGTAATATAAGCGAGGATAAAGGGAAACTAAGTACACAACAGTTTACTGCATCTATTTTGGGACGTTCTTTTCTAGATTCTGAAGAAAAACGTCCAAGTTTAACCACTGTTACTGAAAAAGAGTTTGATCAAATATCAAGAGATCAACTGGGAGGGGATTTAGATGAGGTTACAGAAGATGTTACAGAAGATGTTACAGAAAAAGAAAACCAAACACTAGGAGGACTTTTTTACGTTCCAAAGGTAGGGTCTGTTACTGAAAAACAAATGTATCAACCTTTGAAAAAAACTAAATTGTATGATCCAACAAGAGAGGGTCTTTATACCTATGCAGAACAATTAACTGGTTTTGGCTATTTTGCGGGGATAGGTGCTAGAGTTGTTCCAGAAACGATGGGAGGAGGGGCTCCAGCAGTACAAATATTTAATAAAGCTCGTAATTTAGCACAAAAAAGTGTCCCCAACTTTATAGCAAATGTGCAAAGAATGTCTAAGGGACAAGACGTAGACTCATCAAAAGTGGGCACGGGTTCTTACATGGCTAAAGTATTTTTTGACGAAATGAAAAATATAGTTGATTTAGAGTCTGAGCTTCTTAGATCAAACGTAAATTATGAAAATGCTGTTTTACAAAACCAAGAAAGTCTTTTAAAAATAAGAGAAGGTTTACTTGATATTTTAAAAGATGCAAAAAAAGTTGAAGAAGCAAAGTTGGAAAAAAGACGTGTTGTAACAAATTATAAACCAGATGATTATGCAACTGCAAAAGCAAATTTAACAGCAGTTGAAAACGCTCTCTCTTATTTAAATGTTCCTCCTATGGTTCGCACAAAAGAAGATTACAATAAGGTTCCTTTTGGTTCTCCTTATATTTTAGGTAGTGAAGGCAATAGACCAAGACAAACAATAACTAAGGCTCCTACTTTTGGTATCCAATATAACCCAAAGAAAAAAGATAAAAAAATAGGGGGCTTTCCAACAGGGTATGTAGGTGTGCCTAATAATGACTTTAATATTTTTAAACAAGCATTAAGAAAAAAGTATAGAGGAGCTTCTTATGTACCTGAGTTTCCTGTACTCTTTCAATTAATTGGTGGGCCCAGAGATGGAGAAACTTTTGAACAAACCATAAAGGATTTAACTAAGTAAATGAAAGAGTACGCTGAAGACGATTTTAAAAGTTTTGAGTCCCCTGAAATTTTTACAACTAAGGGGGAATACGATATAAGTCCTGGTCCTTTGGACTATGGTTTATCTGTGGTTAAAGGGGCTACAAAGGGAGCACTTGAGAGCGTTCCTTTTACTACAGCGGGTCTTTTAAGTTTAAACGCAGGTTTGGCTTTTGCTCCCGCTGCTGGTCCCCTTGCTCCCATAGTTCCTTTAGCTAGTCTTGGCTTGGGTTTATATGGTGGCTCTTTTCTTGAAGATGACTATAAAGAGTTATTAAAAGAATATGGTCCAGAAGGTCTTATGGATTTTATGTCTCCTCCTTTGGACACTAGCTTACAACCTTCTTTTGCTGGTGGAGAAACCTTTGGTGGAGGAGCTACTTTTGCTATAGGAGCCCCTCTTATAAAGCCTGTTTCTGAATTTGAAAAAATAGCAAAATATCTTCCAAGAATGTTTAAAAAACAACCTGACTTTATTTCTAAAGTATTTGGTCAATATGGCGAACAGGCTAGAAATAACCCTTTAGGTTTTGGTTTGTCCGAGTTAGGAGCAGCAACTGCAACAGGGTTGGGAGCAGGAACGGCTGTTAAATATTTTCCAGATAGCCCTGTAGCTCGGTTTTTTGGAGAGGTAACAGGAGGTATGTTACCAGGAGTTGTTAGAGGTTCTCTTAGAACAGTTCCTATGAGTAGAGATGGTTTTAAAGCAATAAAAAACAAAATAAAAGTTTCTGATGCAACAAAAGAAGCAAAAGCGAGAAACGATGCTGTTCGACAGTTAAATAATCTTTTTAATGATCCTGACGTAATTCAATTAATGGAACAAGAAGGAGAGAGTCTTCCTGATATTATTAAGCTACTTAGAGAACCTTCCTCTACTTTAGATGAAAATAACTTAATTACTTCGTCCATAAAGTCTGGATCTAAAGTTTTAACTTCTCTTGAAGAAAGTTTAATGCAATCAGATCCTGCTTTTACCACTGTTATAAAAAACCGTTATAGAAATTTAACAGATAAATATCAAAAAGCCTTATCTTTGCTTACTAAATCTGGAAAACCAGAATTAGTTCAATTAGCCGCTCAATTACAAAATAATTTTCATTTAAATTTAATTGACACAAGGATGATAAACGCTGAAAAAAATATAGCGAATATACAAAAAAATAACTTTCCAGCCGATACTCCTGAAAATAGAACAAAAATAGGCGAGGTAATAAATTTTGAATTAACAAAAAGTTTAAAAGAAATGAGAGAAGCTGAAAATCAATTATTTGATTTAGCTAGGAAAGCCTCTTTTAAAAAAGTTAGAACAAAAGCTAAAGATGATTTAGAGCAAATTTCGTCTATAGAGGAAAGTAAAACGTATTCTCCCGATCCGCAGATAGAACCAGAAGGCTTTGTTCCTGGTTTACCAAAACAAACTTCTTTACAAAAATTTGAAAAACTTACCACTAGTTCTAAAGAAAAACCAATAATTGTTACAGGAACTAAGGTAAGACCTCTTATAACAAAACCTAACAAAACGGTTTATGCTATTTTAGACATGATTGGAAATAATCGTTTAGATATTAGTAAGCTAGAAGAAAAAGATCTAGCAATAATTAAAAAACTAATGGGCGGCGAAAAAAAGTTTAGATTTAACCAAAAAGTTTTTGAAAAAGGAATGAATACTGCTGAATATCGTGGTATTGATTTACCAGAGGGAGTAGAAAGGGGTCTTCCAGAGGGTATGCTTTCTCAATTAGAGGTTAATAAAAATGTTGGTTTGGATGAGCTTGCTAATCTAAGATCTTCTTTATTAGCTACCATTAGAAGTAAACAAGCTGGAGCGAATCCTGATTTTAAATTAGCAGGGGCTGTTCAAGAAATACAAGAGGCTGTTTTAAATGACATACAGTCTTTAAATATACCTGAATACAACAAAGCTGTTTCTTTTTCTAGGATGCTTAATACTTACTTTAAACAACGCTTTCCTCAAGAAATAACTAGGGTTGATGCAAAAGGAGCAACAAAACTACCTGCTGAAGTTTTATTACAAAACTCTATGAACACTTTATCTGCTGCGTCTGATAAAACAACTTTAAAAATGTTGGAGGTGATGGACGCTGTTCAGTTAAATGCTTGGCAGAAAAGTTTGAGTGTTTTAGGAGAGGAAACAAAAGCAGAACAGATAAGAGATCTTTTTGAAAAAGCTTATAGAGATGACAGTATTCAAAAAGTAGGAGATTTGTCTAGAGAAGCTTTTTTAAAAAAATATATGCCTATTGCACAAAGCGTATATCAACAAGGACCTGTTACATCTGTTAACAGTGCTTTAAAACAATTACTTATGAAAGACGCTGGGACTTTTTTTACTATTAAAAAAGTAAGGGGTGCAGATGGTATTGAAGTCCCTCAAACTGTATTAGATTTAGATAAATTAGCTAAATGGCGAGTAAATAATTCAAAAATTATAAATAAGTTAGAAGAACTTAGTCCAGGTATTAATAAAGACTTAGACAATGCAGAAACTGCTGCTAACTATTTTCAAGATATTTTAAATAATAAAAAAACACAAGAGACTTTGCTAAAAGAAGAACTTTTTTCAAATCTAATAGGAGAAAGTCCTACTGTTGCTTTCCAATCAGCTTTAGCAGACCCCTCTGGGAAAAAATTAAAAAGGTTAATAGACTTTTTAAAACTTAATACGACTGAAGAATTAGCTAAGACAGTAGGTTTGACTACTGAAGAAGTTAAAAAACAAATGAGATTAAATTTAGGTAAAACACAAAAAGAAGTGTTGGATGGTTTTAAATCTAGTTATTTTAATTATGCAATTAATAAAAGTTTAAATAAAAATGGTAGGTTAGATGTGGGTAAGTTTACTCAAATGTTTTTTAATAATAAAAGAGATTTGAATACAGACTCAATAGCAGATACGTTTTTAAAAGAAGGTATTTTTGATCAGCTTGAATATAATAATTTTAAAAAAGCTATTACTGAAATGGGCACGGTGGTAGATAGACTAAGACAAAGTGATGGTAGTTTGGGGGATTTTTTAGAAGGACAAACTGCTATGGAAGATTTATTAACTAGGTACGTTGGTGCTCAAGTTGCTGGACAAATAAGCCCAGGAGGACCTGGTTCTTTGTCTTTTGCTGCAACAATGATTGGTAGATTTAAAAAAATATTTGAACAAATGCCTATGTCTAAATCTAGAAAAGTTTTGCAAGATGCAATTAAAAACCCAGAGTTAATGGCTGATCTATTAGAGTCTAGCTATGAACCCACAAAAAAGAATTTAAATGTTTTACAAAGAATTATAGGAACTTTGGTTGGTAATGGTATATTGCCAGGATCTGTAGCAACAATTAACTTTTTAAAAGAAGATGTAGAAACTGAATTTGAAAATTTACAAGATCAATTTGAAATATTACCTTCTTATCCAGAGATAGAACCCATAAGTGTAGCTCCTGGTTTGCCAAGAAACGTGCCTCGTGGACCACGGACCAGGGGCACAGAAATGCCTGACACAGGTATTGATAGTAAATTATTAAGTTCGGCAAGACCAACTGGTGCAAGTAATCAATCTAGCAGACAAATGCTTCAGTCTTTGTTTCCGTTAGACCCTGTTTTAGGAGCGGGAAGACCACCAACTGCGTAGTATTTTTCTACACGTTCTTTCCAAGCGTTTTTATATTGTTTAAACTCTTCTCCAGTGGTTGTAAACTCTTGCGTACTACCATCTTGAACCGCTACTAAAACTACTCCAAAATTAATCTCTGTCCCATGAATCTCGTCATGTGCTAAAGCATAAGCGGCTAATTGATGAAAATAATCTTCAATCCACTCTGCTCTTTTGGGTCGTAAAGATTGTTTAAAATCAACAATACTAGGTTTGTCTCTGTAGACACAAACTAAATCAACCGTTCCTGCGTATTTATTTGGGTAATAAACGGGAACCTCGGATCCCCAAATCTCTTGAATATTTTTAAAGTAAGTGTTAATTAAGTGATACCCCATCTCATAGCCCTTAGTCATAAGCCAATTAGTTGGTCTAGGTAAATCACGGTATGCAATCATTCTTTCCATTACATTGTGCATATGTGTTCCTACAGCCGCTGCCTCGTTTTTAATCTTGTCAGCGTTTTCTTTTCCTATCCTCTTTGACCAAGCTTCAAGGCCCGATTTATCCTTTGTAGCAGATATAATCGTGGTAACACTAGGAAGCTTTTGTTCTCCATAAACATATCTTCTACCTTCCGGAAGATCTTGTCTTTTTAAAGAAGCGTACTTAAATTTATGTTTTACAGGTATTAAATTAACCATTCTTTTGCTTTTTCTCCTAACACTTGACTAGCAATATCTATTTTTGCTTTTAAAGCTTTTACAATTTTTTCATCTACTGTTTTAGGACAAAGTAAATCAACATAAGTAACTTTGTTCTTTTGACCAATCCTATGGGCTCTATCTTCGCTTTGTATTCTTACCTCTAAATCAAAATTATTGCTGTAATAAACAACCAGGTTTGCCTCTGTTAAGGTAATACCATAGCCACCTGTTCGAGGATTACCCACAAAAAACCTCAGATCGCTGTATGGGTCTTGAAACTCTTCAATTATTTTTTGTCTATCTTCTGCGGGAGTATCCCCATAATAAGTCGCAACGGAATTCATCTTATATTCTTTTTGCAAAGCAGACTTTATCTGCTCAATATCGTGACGATAATTTGCCCAAATAATTGCCTTACCATCAGACTCTTGCAACACATTTAATAATTCTTGTATTCGATTATTAGGCAACGTCAGCACCTGACCAGTGTCTAATTTAATGTGACCACATACAATTTGATGCAGTCTCATCATTTGAGTTAAAACATTTACGGTGCTTGTAACACCCTCTGTAAATTGAGAAAGAGCAAATGCTTTCATTTCTATATAACTTTTCTGTTGCTCTTTAGTTAACTCAACTTGTCGAATCGAATACAACTTCTCAGGTAAATCCAAACACTCTTCTTTAGTTACTCTATAAGAAAAAGTAGCCAACTTATCTTTTAACTCATCTAGGTTTCGGTAACCAAGAACCTGTTTAAAAGAATGAGTAGCCACGGTTCTTTCAATCACATCAGCGTACCGAGCTTGAAAAGCATAATAGCTTGGTATATTTAATAAAAGAGGCGATAGAAACTCGCACTGTTGGTAAACATCCATCGGACTTTTAGTAACGGGAGAACCAGTTGCAATTCTTTTATACTTTGCAAGCTTTCCTACCTTAACTGCGTTTTTTGAACGAGAAGCTCTTGGAGTTTTTATGGTTGTACTTTCATCAATTACCATCAAAGTCTCGTGAGCGTTGACAAACCTTTGTGCAAACCTTGTTCCCTTTTCTGTTGAAAAAGCCTCTATGTTCATACAAAGGATTTTTAAATCCTCACTGATCTCGAACAACGCATCTAGGTTTTCTTTTTCTGCTTTTCTAGGACTTGGTGACCAACTAGCTGATCGATAAATAACGTGTTCAGGCATATGTTTAGGTATTTCAGATTCTGTCCAGTTCCTATAAACACCTTTTGGAGCTACTACTAAAACAGCGTTGATGTCTCCTTTATCATACAAAATTGCTGCGTTATTAATGAGCATAAAAGTCTTACCTGTACCCATGTCAGCAAACAGGGCAACGTGTTTCTCAAAGCAATGCTTTTGCAAAAAAGCTTGTTGATGAAGATAGGGCTTGTTTTTAAAAGGATATTTAATAATTTCCATTTTCTATTCTTTCTGGTTGTTTTCTTACAAAAACTATATTACCATCAATACAAGAATGGAGAAATAAGTTATGTCAAAAGTTTATGTAGTTAGTGAAACAACGCACAATATTGTGTCGGCACAGCAATATGGAGAGATTGTTACAATCTTGCCTCCCAATACACAAATAGCTTTTAGCCCAGCTCCTACTGTTCGTAGAATCAAACGAGCTTTAGAAAAGTTTTGTGCTGATGATTATTTGTTGTTAATTGGAGATCCATCTTGCATCGCAATAGCTTGCTCTATTGCAACAATCAAAACAAAGGGTATAGTTAAAGTGTTGAAATGGGATAAAAGAGAACATACTTATATTCCAATCAATATTGATTTAGAATTGTAATTAGAAAAGGAGAAAGAAAATGGCAGACTTATCTAGCCAGATTGAGAAAGACGCACAAGCACTAAGCGTTGACGATGATTCGATTGAGGGTATTGCTAACCTTGCTAAAAAAGCAAAGGAAATGGCAAAACAAATCGAGGATCACGAAGCAACTCTTAAAGAAATGAAGAAGGGTTATCGAAAAATTACAGAAGAGATTTTACCAGAGGCTTTGAATGAAGCGGGTATGAGTTCTTTTGTCATGGATGACGGCTCTTCTATTGCTTTAAAAAAGTTTTACTCAGCCAGTATTCCAAAAGCAAGAGAGTCGGAATGCTTTGAGTATCTGCGGGAAAGAGGTTTGGACGATATTATCAAAAACCAATACCAAGTTAATTTTGGTAGGGGCGAAGATGAGTTAGCCAAACAACTTACGGAAGCATTAAATCGTGAGGGCTTTCCTTTTAGTCACAAAATGGGTGTACATCCAAAAACTTTGGAAGCAACCATGCGTGAGCAAATCGAACAAGGTCGTGAGTTCGATATTAGTTTGTTCAATGGCTTTATCGGTCAAAGAGCAGTTATTAAATCTTAAATAATCGAGGACAAAGAAAAATGAAACTTCAAGAAAAAAAAGCACAAGAGTTGGCTGTTATTGATTTTGAGGCAGATGCTAACATTGGTTTTGATGACATGACGCAAGAGGATTATGCGTTACCATTTTTACGAGTTTTAACCAGCACCTCTCCAGAAATTGGGGTATTAGATGGTGCAATTCCAGGCATGATTTACAATTCAGTGACTCAAGAGTTATTTGATGGTAAAAAAGGTGTTTCAGTGATACCCGCAGCATATGTTCGTCAATATATTGAATGGGCTCCTAGAGGAAGTGGATCGGGAGCACCTATAAATATATATCCTGCTTCATCAGATATTTTATCTAAAACTCATAAGGAACCTGGTGATAACAAGGATTATCTAGATTCTGGTAATTATTTAGAAAACACTGCAAACCATTATGTTATGGTTTTGCAAAATGGTGTTCCTGCCCCCGCACTTATTGTAATGAAGTCCACTCAGCTAAAGAAATCTCGGCAGTGGAATTCAATGATGTTAGCTAATAAGAGAAAGGCAAAAGATGGCAGACAGTTTACTCCACCACCTTTTGCTAATGTTTACAAAATATCCACGACTCAAGAGTCAAATGATAAGGGTAAATGGTTTGGTTGGAAAATAGAGCTTGAGAGTGAAGTTACCGATGTCAATCATTATCAAGCGGCTAAAGAGTTTGCTGAGTCGATTAAGGCGGGTAGTGTGGAAGTTAAGCATGGTCAAGAAGAGGCTTCCTCTAAAGACGTTGAAAACACTCCGTTTTAATTATGCGTTTTAAATCTATATTTTCTGGGTTAGAAATTGCCCACGGAACTTATAAAATTGAAGGGTCAAAGGACAACGGCAAACAGTCTGGAAAGGCTGTCGTTGTCCGAACACCCCCTACCACTGAGCTATGGGAAAAACACCTTAAAGGGGTAGAGCCTTCTTTGGGTATAATTCCAATTAGATCAGACAATACTTGTTTTTGGGGTTGTATTGATATTGATCAGTACCCTTTGGATCATAAAAAATTAATTGAAAAAATAAAAAAGAATGACTTGCCGTTGGTGGTTTGTCGATCAAAATCTGGTGGTGCTCATTGCTTCTTGTTTGTAAAAGAAGCCATTGCCGCCATTGATATGCAGAAATATTTAAAAGCTTCTGCGGCATTATTAGGAGAAGCGGGCAGAGAGATTTTTCCCAAGCAAGCAGAAATACTTGTCGAGCGAGGAGATACAGGTAATTTTTTAAATCTTCCTTATTTTGGATCAGATGAAACTTTGCGTTACGCAGTTAAAGAAGATGGGAGTGCGGCTACCTTAGAAGAGTTTTATGATCTTTATGATAAGAACGTGCAAGAACTTCCATTAAAGTTTCCTGAAGAAAAAAAACAAGTTGAGAACCCAATTAAAGATGGTCCTCCTTGTTTACAGGCTCTTTGTTCACAGGGCTTTCCTGAAGGAACAAGGAACAATGGTCTATTTAACATAGGCATATATTTGAAAAAAGCTTTCTCTACCAATTGGGAAGACAAGTTAATGGAGTATAACCAAAAATACTTGAGTCCTCCACTTGGTATGGCAGAGCTACAAACAATAGTTAAACAGTTAACTAAAAAAGATTACTTATACAAATGTAAAGATGCTCCACTATCCAGCTTTTGTAATAGCGGTTTGTGTCGATCTAGAAAATTTGGTATAGGAGCGGCAGGTTCAGATAGCCCTAACTTAGCTTGTTTGGTTAAGTATAACTCTGAACCCCCACTTTGGTTTGTGGAGATCAATGGCAAACGGTTGGAATTAAATACAGATGAGTTGTTTAATCAAAACTTGTTTCAAAAATCTTGTTTGGAGCGTTTAAATTTACTACCCCCAACGCTAAGAAAAAATGATTGGGAAACGATGATTAATTCATTACTACGGGAAATGGTTGAAACTGAGCAAGTTGTCGAGGCTACAGAAGATATGTCAATCACAGGTAGATTTGTTGATCTATTAGAAGAGTTCACTACTCATCGCCAACAAGCTATGGATCGAGAAGAGATTCTAATGGGTAAACCTTATCACGATGATGAAGAGGCTAAAGTTATTTTTAGGATTAAGGATTTAGAGAGTCATTTGAAAAGAAACAATTTTACTGGGCTAACTGCCCCTCGTATGGCTCAAAGACTACGAGACTTAAACGCAGTGCCTGTCGTTTTGTCATTAAAGGGTCGTGCAACAAGGTGTTGGACTATTCCAAAGTTTTTACCGCAAGAGGCCCCTTTTAGCGTGCCAGAACAAGAAGAAAAGAAGATATTTTGATTAAAAAAATATTTGGACCGCCCGGTTCTGGTAAAACAACTTTTTTGTTAAACACCGTTGAAAAAGAATTAGAAAGAGATATATCTTCGACAGCGATTGGCTACTTTGCTTTTACAAGAAGAGCGGCTTTGGAGGCAAAGGAAAGAGCTGCTAAAAAATTTCCCAATCTAGATATTGAAAAGGATCTTCCTTGGTTTAGAACATTACACAGTCTTGCTTATGCTTGCTTGGGTGTCAAAAACGCAGACATAATGTCTTCTCAGCATTTTAAGGAGTTTAGTTCTTTAGCAAAACTTGAACTTACAGTAGAAAGAGGTGATGAAGATTTTATTGTTAAAACTGACAACCCAATTTTAAACCAGATTAACTTAGCTAGAATCACGGGCATGGACCTTAAAGAACATTACAATCGATCAGACATTCCTATCGAGTGGTGGCACTTTGAATATGTTGAAAGATTTTACAGGAAATATAAAGAAAGTAATAATTTACATGACTTTACAGATTTACTAGAGCGATTAGTTGAGAGTCCAGAAAGAGTGCCTGAGTTAGATACTGTGATCATTGATGAGGCACAAGATTTATCGAGATTACAATGGGACGTTGTTAAAATATTAGCTGATAAAGCAAAGACCACTTACATTGCGGGTGACGATGACCAGGCTATTTATGTTTGGGCGGGTGCAGACGTTGACCAGTTTTTAGATTTATCAGGAGAGATTAAAGTTCTAGATAAATCCTACAGAATCCCTGAAAAAGTTTATAAGTTAGCAATTAATGTTGTTAATAGAATAGGAAAAAGACAAGAGAAACAATGGGAACCTAAAGAAGAGTCAGGCCAAGTTAATTTAATTGATGACTGCTTTCAAATTAATTTTGAAAAAGGAGAGTGGTTAATTTTGGCTCCTACCAACTATCTTCTAAATCCTTTGCACGACTACTTGTTAAGTCAGGGTGTTTTGTTTGAGAGAAATGGTCAAAAAAGTATTTCTGAGAAAATACTGTCTGCTGTTTTAGGGTGGGAAGCACTGCGAAAGGGTAAAGAAATCCCCTTAGAAGTTGTCTCAAATATATACAAATATCTTAACTCTCAGTATATTAAACGAGGGCATAAGAACTTAAAAACAGCCACAAAAGACAGGTTATATAGCCTAGACTCACTGACTAAGGAACACGGGTTATTGACTGATAACATTTGGCACGAAGCCTTAACTAAGATTGCTCAAGAAAAAAGATCTTACATTGTTGCTTTATTGCGAAGAGGCGTTAAACTTAGGGCTAAAGCTCCTGTAAGATTAAGCACGATTCACGGAGCAAAAGGCTCAGAATCTGATAATGTTGTTTTATTAACAGATTTATCTACTAAGTTTGCTAAACAAATATCTACAAACCCTGATGATATGAGGCGATTGTTCTATGTGGGTATCACTAGAACGAAAGAAAGCCTATATCTAGTACGTCCTACTGATCAACAAAAGAGTTTAATGTTTTGAATAAATTATTATTTCCTCCTCAAACAGAGTGGGTTCCTCCCGCCAGTTTTCCTGACTTATCTAGTGCTAAAGAAATAGCCATTGACCTTGAAACTTGTGACCCAAACATGGAAAAAACAGGACCTGGTTGGGCTAGAAAAGATGGATATATTATTGGCTACGCTGTTGCGGTAGAAGGTTGGAAAGGTTATTTTCCTGTAGCTCATCAGGGTGGGGGTAATTTAGACAAGACTATTGTGGAGCGATTTATAAAAAAGATTCTTTCTTACTCCTCAACTAAAGTTTTTCATAATGCAGCTTATGACGTAGGTTGGCTCATGGCTCACGGGTTTGAGGTCAAGGGTAAGATTATTGATACTATGATTGCGGCTCCTTTATTAGATGAGAATAGGTTTTCTTACAGCTTAAATGCTTTAGGTTTTGATTATTTATCTGAAATTAAATCAGAAAAAGGTTTAAAAGAGGCGGCTAGTTCTTTTGGGGTTCATCCAAAAAAAGAGTTATGGAAGCTACCCGCAATGTTTGTAGGAGAGTATGCGGAGCAAGATGCCGCTTTGACTTTACGGCTATGGCAACACTTTAAACTGTTGCTTAGAAAAGAAGAATTAGAATCCATCTTTGAACTAGAAATAGAGCTGCTCCCGATTTTAATTGATATGACCAAAAGAGGTATTAGGTTTGACCGTGAAAAAGCTTTTGATTTAATTGGTCAGATGAAAACAGAAGAAGAGAGCCTTGTTGCTCAAATAAGGGATATGTCTGGGGTTCCTGTAGACATATGGGCGGCTCAATCTATTGCTAAAGCTTTTGATAATTTAAAGATTGAGTACCCAAGAACCGAAACAGGACTACCCTCTTTTAAGAAAAGTTTTTTAGAATCACATGATCATAAAATATCTAAATTAATAGTGGATGCCCGTGAGGCACAAAAAACGCACTCTACTTTTTTACAGCCTTATTTAGACTTTTCGGAAAAAGATGGAAGGGTTCATACACATATCAACCAATTGCGATCTGAAACCGGGGGTACTGTTAGCGGCAGATTGTCAGCAAACTCTCCTAATTTACAACAAGTGCCTGTACGTCATAAACGGATTGGTCCTTTGGTGCGAAGTTTGTTTTTACCTGAAGAAGGAGAACAATGGGCAGCTTGTGATTTTTCTAGTCAAGAGCCTCGTTTACTTGTTCACTATGCTCATTTGTTAGAACTAGAAGGAGCAGAGACAATGAAACGTGCCTATGATGAAAATCCCGGCACAGACTTTCATCAAATGGTAGCGGATATGGCTTTCATAGAAAGAAAACCCGCTAAGACAATCGGTCTTGGACTTTGCTATGGAATGGGGAAAAATAAATTAGCTAATGAATTAAACATGGAAGTTGAAGATGCTTCCGAATTAATTAATATTTTTCACGAAAAAGTGCCTTTTTTAAAAGGCACAATAGAGGCAGTAATGAGAAGAATTGATCTTCCAAGAACAAAAGGTGAAATTAGAACCCTTTTGGGTAGAAAATGCCGTTTTAATCTTTGGGAGCCGACAAAGTGGGGAGTACACAAAGCATTGCCTTACGAACAAGCAATCGTTGATTACGGACCACGGATCAAGCGTGCCTATACTTACAAAGGTCTGAATCGTTTGATACAAGGGTCTGCCGCAGATCAAACTAAAGCGGCTATGATTGCTTTGCACAAGGCCGGTTTTACATTGCTTTTACAAATCCATGATGAAATTGCTTTGTCAGTTAAAAATAAAAAAGAGGCTGAAGAAGCCGCAGACATTATGTGTAAGGCGGTAAAGTTAGAAATACCTTCAAAAGTTGATATTGATACTGGACAAAGTTGGGGAGATTCTTTATGATGTATCTAAAGAGAGTTTCTTTGCGGTCATTCTCTTTTGAAGTCTCCGTGTTTAACTTGTTTAGGTGTTTTTCCTCACCTAAACAAGTTTTTTTTGATACAAAAAGAAAGAAGATATGAAAAAAAATATATCACCATCAAAACGCAAAAAACGTTGGATTACCGTTGCTGTAAGAGAAGAAACAGATGCAAAGCTAAATGAGCTTTCTAAGTTTCACGATAAGCCCAAGGGTGAGCTGGTAAAAAAACTAGTAGATGAGGCTTTTGATGAAGCTCTTAAAACAGTCAACACAGTTAATTGAATTAGAAACAGAAGTGGCTTATGTTGTTTTGCCGGAAACTGAAGGGTTTCCAGAGCAAATTGACATTAAAGCTGTTTTTGTTTATCCAAAAGTAAAAAAAGCTCGGAAAAGAGATGTTTTAAATTTGTTAACTGAATCTCAATTAATTAATTTAGAAGATACTATTTTTGAAGAAAGAAAAGAATTATGAAAAATATTCTAACTTACGAGTTTGGATTAATTAAAAAAGTAAAACTTGTTGTTGGTGTTTCTAACTCTTACCCTGAAGTAACTTATTTAGTAAAGAAAACAGTTGACGATCAAACCTCAAACTATTACTTTAAAAAATGCAAAGCTATGTTTGAGTATGTAAAAAAAGTAGAGGATGAGTACAAAAAAAATTAATAAGGATATGGTAAATAGCCCAGAACACTATACGGGGGGTGGCATAGAAACCATAGACTTTATAGAAGCAAAGCTTACAGGGTATGGCTTTAAGTCTTATTTGTTAGGTAATATAATTAAATATTTAAGTAGAGCGGGAAGTAAGGGAAATAAACTAGAGGATTTAAAAAAAGCACAGTGGTATTTAAATAGGTTAATAGAAAGGGAAGAAAAGTGACACATATCTTATCATTTATGTTCGGAGCATTATTAATTCTTTGTTTTATTGAGGTCAACACAAAGCAATTACGGGATCATTTTCAATTTGCTTACCAGCTTGGTCGTGATGATGGAGAGAACCTAGCCCGGTTTCAATATCAATTAACGGACGAACAAATGCGGTATGAGTGTGAACGGCTTCATTGGGAAACCCTTGACGGTATGCCCCGTTGAAAAATAAAACTATCACTCGACTTTTTTGTAAAAAATGCAATGAGTTTAAAGAGGTTTTGCAAAACTCAAGCCGTGTTAATAATCAATGGTTTTGTGCGAGTTGCACAATAAAAAAACGTGTACAAACTACTCATTGCGGAGGGAGAGGTTAAAAATGGATAAGTGGTGTCAATCATGTCAACAGTATAAGAAACCAGAGGTTGGTAAATTTATTGTTCGAGGACGAATAAAACGTTTTCAATGTAACAGTTGTATTAATAAAGTTTCAAAGTCTTATTTAAAAAGGAGTGCTTAGTGACTGAGTTGATTAAGATGGATGGGTTAGACAAAGCCCTAATTGGTCGCTCATGTATCTGGGACAGCACAGGCAGAAGAGAAGATCGTCTTATATATTCTGGCGAAAAGATCGTTGCGATTTTAATTGCAAGAGATGGTATGACTGCTGAAGAAGCTATGGAGTATATCGAGTACAACATAGAGGGTGCTTATGTCGGAGAACAAACACCTTGTGTAATGTGGTCACAATTCATGGATGATTTAGAGCGGGACTACAATGTTTATGGAACAGAAAAACCCGAAAAAAAAGAAAGGAAAAAACGTGCCAAAAAAACCGATACTAAGAAACAATCTATATAAATTTTTGTTGGATAGTTATGGCAAAGGTTTTACTAGCTTGGAGGTGTCTCAGGCATTGAATTGGGATTCAGGTGTAGTACGAAACACCTTGTGTTCTTTAGTTGCCGAGGGTTCTGTTCTTAAAAAAGAAGAAACCAAGAGCAATGGCTCACGGGTTTTTAAATATTATGCACGGCCCACGGACAAAGTAAATTCTTCGGGCAAAGGCAATAAAATAAATTTTTTATCTATCAAAGGCCCTTCCGTTGTTTGTTTTAATGCGGAAGATAGAAAAAATACAAGAACCCATCAACTAGAGGGAGAGCCTGGTTATACTAAACAACTTTCTATTCCAAGGAGTATGCCTTCAAATTTTCGTAAATTTATTACAAAAAAATAAGAAAATTTATATAATGAGTCTTGTAAATATTAAAAAAATTCAATTAGCTTATTTAAAATTAATTCAAAAAAATAAGTAACCCCAAAAAACACAAAAGGAGTCTTCATGGACATTTACAGTCAATTTATCTCTAAATCCCGCTATGCCAGATATCTTCCAGAAGATAAACAAAGAGAAGATTGGAATGACACGGTAAACCGTTACATGGACTTTATGAAAAATCATTTAGAAACCAACACTGGCTATACAATGGAGCCCCATGTAAAAACTAAGGTACAAAATGCTATCGAGAACTTAGAGGTGATGCCGTCCATGAGGTCAATTATGACAAGCGGTAAGGCACTAGCCCGTGATAATGTTGCGGGTTATAACTGCTCTTATCTTCCAATAGATGACCCAAAATCATTCGATGAGGCGATGTACATTCTTTTGTGTGGCACTGGGGTAGGTTTTTCTGTTGAGCAAAAATACATTGAAAAGCTACCAGACGTTCCTGAGAAGCTCTTTGAGTCGGAAACCACTATTGTGGTATCTGACAGTAAAGAGGGTTGGGCAAAGGGCTATAGACAACTTTTAGCTCTCTTATGGTCAGGAGAAGTGCCAAAGTATGATTTAAGAAAGATTCGCCCAGCTGGTGCAAGGTTAAAAACCTTCGGCGGTAGAGCATCTGGACCAGAACCATTAAAACAACTGTTTGAATTTAGTATTTATAAGTTCAAACAAAACTTAGGCAAGAAGTTGTCTTCTTTGGATTGCCACGATTTATGTTGCAAAGTCGCAGAAGTGGTTGTAGTGGGTGGGGTAAGAAGAAGTGCAATGATTTCTTTATCAGAATTAGAAGATGACAAGATGCGATCCTGTAAATCGGGGGCATGGTGGAACGGTAACGGGCATAGAGCTTTAGCTAATAATTCTGCCGTGTATGAGCAAAAACCGGACGTTGGACAGTTTTTGAAAGAGTGGACAAGTTTATATGAAAGCAAATCTGGTGAGCGTGGGATATTTAGTCGGGATGCCTCGAAAAGACAAGTAGCTAAAAACGGGAGGAGGGAAATAAACCACGATTGGGGAACCAATCCTTGCTCAGAAATTTTGCTTAGACCATATGAGTTTTGCAATCTCTCAGAGGTGGTGGTCAGAAGTGATGACACATTAGAGACATTAAAAGAAAAGGTAGAAATAGCCACGATTCTCGGAACCTGGCAATCAACCTTGACCCATTTCCCATATTTACGCAAAATCTGGCAAAAAAATACTGAAGAGGAAAGATTATTGGGAGTATCCTTGACAGGTATATTAGACAACAAATGGATGGGAGAAGTCTGTGAGGACACTAAGCAAAAATTGGAACAACTCAGAGATCATTCAATCAGCGTTAACAAAACTTGGGCAAAGCTTCTTGGGGTTAATCAGTCTGTCGCTATCACTTGTGTTAAACCTAGTGGTACTGTTAGCCAGCTTGTTGACTCTGCCAGTGGTATTCATACTCGCCATAGTCCTTACTATATACGCAGGGTTCGAGGCGATAAGAAAGACCCTCTAACGGGGTTTTTAAAAGAGTCAGGTATACCGACTGAGGATTGTGTGATGAAGCCAGAGACAACGTCCGTGTTTTCTTTTCCTATAAAATCTCCTGATGGAGCAAGGATCAGGGAAGACTTAACTGCAATTGAGCATCTTGATCTATGGCTTATGTATCAACAACATTGGTGCGAACATAAGCCTTCGGTAACGATTAGCGTGAAAGAATCAGAATGGGTGGAGACGGGTGCTTGGGTGTGGAATAACTTTGATGATATATCTGGTATTAGCTTCTTGCCCCATGATGGTGGAACATATAGACAAGCTCCGTATGAAGAGTGCAGTAAAGAAGAGTATGAAGAAATGTTAGCTAAGATGCCTAAAGAGATTAACTGGGCTAGTCTAATTGAAGAAGAGGATAATGTTAAAGGTGTCCAAGAATTAGCTTGTTCTAGTGGTAGTTGTGAGATATCTTGAGGTGAGTTATGGCTAAAAAAACTAAATACAAAAAAGAGTATGGCATAGCGTCTGAGCTAGGGTTTGAGGGTACGCTTATGAAGTTACGGGAAGTAGAGGAGCTAGATAACTTGATAGACCCTTCTCATCCTGACTTTGGAGATATGAAAACCTATACGTTAAGTGTTAACAACGGTCAATCTACTTTGTATCTGTTTGGCCCTTTGCTTAGAAAGGGCGATAGAGTGGATCAAAACTCTTTAGAAATAGGGGACGATATGCCAGTGGAAGAAGTAATTTCTGTTTTAAATGAAATAGCGGATATGAAAAAGAAAAATGAAGCCGATTGGATGGGTCTTGACGCATGGATCACGGTTCAGTAGATGTCCCTCTTTGAGCAGATAGCTATTGGGGTAATAATAGCTATCTGCCTGTTTCTTTGGGGGTGGATCTTTGCTTTGGTTCTGGCTTAGGTTTCACTCTCCTTTCTTTCAACGTCTTTTACAACTACTTTGTGATCTTTTTTAGTTCCTTGTTCCTCGGTGCGGGGAACAGGGGTCGGGGATCATAGGTCGAGGATCACGGGTCAAGGGGCTATACAAAAGTATCTATTTAAGAGTGAAAACAGATATATATATAAACTTTTTACCCCCCATGCTTGTTTTTTTTAATTAATTTT